AATCCATTTTAATTTACGCGGGATCTTGGGCGTGTCACAGCTCATCGCATCCGCCCTAGGTTAGATTGCATTAACGCATCTGTGGCAACCTTGCCTACGCTAAACATCATGGTTTGGTATTGAATTTGGGCATGGCCATTACCTCTGACAAACTTTAAATTAGGTGGTAAAACCAATGCTCCGTCAGTGTTTTCCCATAAATATTTGAACCAATTAGCCTTAGATGTAGGTACTAAACAAATGCCATTTTTGTGGTTTATAAACTTATACACCCAGTCATTAGGAGCTGAGTAAGGTGGATTCATCCATACCAAACCATCCCACGGGGTCGTTAAGCCATTATCCGCCACTGTTAAGTATCTTTTTGTGGGTATCCATGAAATGCCGCCCAAGGGCGCAGCAACGTCTAAATCAAAGGTCAATCCCAATGCCTCAAAGATATGTGCTGGCGTGTAATAATCGTCACTTGTAACGGATATATAACTTTCTAATCCTAAATCTAATTCTGTGTTACTCATGTTTACACTCATGCTTTTTATCTGGGTCAAAGGTGCAGAAATAGCATCCTGCATTTTGTCCACAGGTTATGCACAGATACTTAAACTGTATTGAGTCACAGCATGGGTTATACACACCGTTATCCATAACTGTGTAAAACTGTTCACCAAGTCGCTTGGTCATTTGTCTTTACCCCATCCAGTTCCCTTAAATATAATCGATGGCGCGCTAAACACGCGCATCATTGGGTAGCTACAGCATAAGGGTGAGCTGTCGCCATGTGTATTTACCGGGTGATTCATCTCAGTTTCGCCGCCGCATTGATCGCACCGATATAAGTAACTAGGCATCTTGCACCGAGTTAGGCGTGACTGCGTAGGCACTTAGGCAGTTCTCGCACTTAATAATGATGATAGGTACTGACCCATTTACGAGGTGAACCGACAGGCTCATCTCTTTGTAATCCTCGCAATTACAGCTAATTTTTAGTTCGTTAGTCATTTAGCATGTCCTCATCTTTAGCGCGTTCGCTGTTTAATAGCATCTCAATGCCCATAACTCCACAGCCTAAGCATTGAACGCAAACTACGTTAGGTGGCAAGTTTATGAACTCATCAACAATCTTGTGCGTTTGCATGCCATTACCTATCTTGGCGCAAACCCTGCAGTTAAGCCTCAGTAATGCCATACACGGACTTCCTTAGCGTATCCATCTCAAATAACTCACGCTGGGAAATCCAGAAATTGCCATCAGCTGCGTTGTAATACTTGGCTCGCTTAGCCCACAGCACCGGCATCCAGCCGATGATCTGATAAACAGGTGACTTATTTACACACAAAATAGCCACATCGTTTAAGCGTGGGTAATCTTTATGAATGATTAAATGGCCGTTAATGTATTTAGTCCACTTAACTTCAAAGCCTAAGTTGCCTACCTGTATATCGGGTGCATCGTGGAATGTATTAACCGTAGGTATAAAGTTACGGATACCCATGTACTGCGCGACTGCGATCTCAGCCCCGGCAGCTTCACTATGCTCAGCTACAAACTCATGAAAGTTTATCTTTGTGTTATACCGGCCAGAATGGTCAGGTGTATTAGCCTTTTCGCCTGTGCTACGGGCAAACCCACTAGCTGCTGCCTGTAACTCCTGCGATCGATCTAAGATCACTTGAACTATCTGCGCCATCTCGGTTATAGCCATATTGGTTTGCATTGATCGCCCCGTGTCTTGTTGCTACAGGTATAGCCCCGGTATTTAGATCCAGTCTTAGGGCTTACGCCTTCTTTGTAAACCATGCGACCGTGTGAGCAGACAGGCGCGGGGTCTAATATCTCGCCACCTAATTGCGCTTTAATGTCTGCGATGCTTTCGGCAGCTGGGCGCACACTTCCAACACCTTCCACCTTTACTGCAGGTGTAGCAGTAGCCCATAAATCAACCTCTACTGCAGGCTGAGCCTGTACGCGTTCTACCTTCTCCATGTCTTGACGTGTAGGCCGTGCATCACTTGGCATCAGCAAACCAATGGCTCGACCTATTGCGCTGGTGCTGCAGTTCTCAATCCAAAAATCCCTATTTACGCCTCGGTCTGATCTTTGCTCAAAGGCATAATCAATAGCTGCCGGTACTACATCCTCATGCTCGCGATAGGCGCAGGCTCTAATTACAACCCAACCATCTTTGACGTTTAATTCAACGATCTCAGTGGTTATACGACCTAATATGTAAGTTTCTCTAAACCGCTTGATGCGGCTGTTTACATCCTCATAGGATGACAGGTCAAAGCTCATGAGCTGCGCACAATCGCTTTAGTTGTGTTTACTGCCATCCGTAAACCTGAGGCTCGGCCTCGATTAAAGCCATCCTTAATGCCTTGTTTGTAACCTATTGACCAACCGACTAAAAACCAACCAACACTAGCAATTAAAACCACTACTGCTACTTTTGCTTCATCCATTTACTTCGCCCTTGTTTGGGTTAAGCCTAGCCACACCGTATTAGGTAGCCCTGCCTAACGTGTAAATAAAGGGTAAAGCCTTGGTATGACAGCGGTCAAGAACCGACACGCCTAACGTGTCAGCATCATCTCGTATATAGAATCGACCTTAGCCTCTATGCGATCGACACGGCCGCGTAGGTTATGGCCGCCGTTATTATCCATGCGTAACTCGCTTAGGTAATACTTAACTAGATGGCGAACCAGCCCAGCCGCAAACCCCATAAGAGTACATAATCCTATGGCTATTGCTATTAGCGACTGGGCGGCTGTCATTACTTTACGCCGTAAGTTTTATCTGAGCTGTTAAGCGCACGCAAAAGTGGCCCGATTAGGCCAGCAAGGAAAGCATTAGCTAGTGTCTTAGGATCAGTAATCCCAGACATGTAAAGCGCAGCTGCGCAAGTGGCAGCGTGGCGCAGATAGGACAGGCCAGCGGCCATTACTTGTTCTTTCATTGTCTTACTCCTAAATGCCCTTAATTGACTTGTGTCAATACTGCAACGGTATTAGTACCGCTGGCAACGATGCCGTATAAAGCCTCGTTATCGCCTACAGGTATTTGTAATTTATCTGTGTTATCCATTTTGTAGCCATTGGATGTAGTAACACTTGCGTTACCAAGATAAACCGCGCCGCCACCTAGGTTATGTAGCTGTACGGTTTGATCCATAATATTAGCTGCTACTAAAAGAGTAGCTGTAGTTCCTACTGATATTTGTGCGCTATTTGGCATAATCTAGTCCTAACTTTTCTATTAGTTTTGCTGATTTTATAGGGTCTTGTGCTATTTCCCAATGCATTTCATCCTTGCGTGTCCAATTACCGCCCCAGTTCAGGCCGTATTTTTTAGTCAATGCTTGGATCATTGGAATTTTCTCAGGTGGAAATGTGCCCGCTTTTCCAAGAGGATGCCTACTAGCGTTCAGATCGATCGCACTGCCAGACGCGTGGTTACTTAATTTGCCCGGTACTTGGCGTACTTCTCTGTAGCAGTACCCCCAGTCGTCAAGCGCACCCCCATCGATCGGCTCAATCAGCTCGTTAAACTGCTCAGCAAAGGCAACCAGTAAGGGTGCGGCAAAATAGGCGCAGCGCAGCTTTACGTGGCTGCCCTTAATCGCGTAAGACTTGATACGGATCGACTCAACATCTTTAGATGCTGGCCAACCGTTATAGCTAGTCGCTGACACTTGCTAAATAAGCTTGATAATCAGTATTAGCTTCATCTGTAGGTATCCATGCCTCAATGCCGTTTTCATCTATACGTTTTAAGGATTTAACGCCTTTGGCTTCTATAATTTTATATGTGTATTCCATCTTATAACTCCGAATCAGCTGTGTAGTGAATCTGTGCGTTGGCAACGGCTATTTGAACGTCTGTGTTATCTACTGTGAAAGAGTTTTGGGCTTGGTGTAATACTCTGGCATTTGCACTTACTGTGCTGCCGTCTGACCATTGACCGGCTGTACCCGTAAAATAGTTGTAAAGCGTGACCGTTGGCG